TAAAACCTGATGAAGTGGCTTCATTTATTGCTGACAAGTTTGGGGTACCAGCATCATTAAGAAATACACCAGAAGAAAAACAACAAATAGTAGAGCAAGCGATGGCTACCGCAAACCTATCGGGTGGTTTGATGGAACAAATGGAACAGCCAGCCCCACAAACGCAGCAACCAGAAGAAGCATTAACAGAGGAGGCTAAAGCATGACAGCTGGGTGGGAAGGTATACAGGTCTTAGATCTAGAAGAAAAAAGAAAAACAAAACCAAAAGACAACCAATTAGAATTAGACAAAGCTTTTGCCAGAACCTTTGAATCAGAAGAGGGCAGAAAAGTTTTAACGTATTTGATGCACAAAACGCTGGAGCAACCAACATGGATACCTGGGTTTGATAACTCATACGGGTACGCCAGAGAAGGCCAAAACAGCATAATAAGAGAAATAAACCAAAGAATAGAGAGGGCTAAGTCATGAATGAAACAGTTACACAAGATCAATCAGAAGAAAAACCAGAGGGTTTATTAGCAAATGCTAATGCTGAAGCATCTGCACAAGAACCAGTAGAGCAAGCGCCAGAGGAGATAGCGCACAAAACTGAAGAAGAAACACAGATAAAGGACGAGGATAATATTGTTGAGCTACCAACAAACATAGCTCAGAAGTTTATTGATAAAGAAACTGGGAAAGTAGACCAACAAAAGCTATCAGATTCATACAACGAGATTCAAAAACAGTTTTCTATGGGCAAGCATAAAGCTCCAAAAGAATATGATTTTAGTTTATTGGATGACGTTGAAGATGATGATCCTCTAAAACAGTTTGTTACAGGATGGATTCAAGACAACAAACCAACTCAAGAAGCTGTGGACACTCTAGTAGGCACATTTCTTGAACTGTCTGAACAGCAAGTAGCTTCTGAGACTATTGATGAAAAAGCAGAGCTAGCTAAATTAGGACCAAATGGTCCAGACATAGTAAAAGGAACAGCTGGCTGGGTAAGCGGTTTAGTAGATAAAGGTGTCTTAGGCAAAGACGATGTCAAAGAAGTAGAAGTTTTAGCAGCTACCGCAGAAGGAATAAATGTTATTACTAAGTTAAGAAAATATTACGAAGGTTATGACATACCTACAGCTCCTGTCAATACGGATGGATTGCCTAGCAAAGAAGAGTTTTATGCTATGGTTGGATCAAAGGAATATAAAGAAGATCCTATTTACAGAGATAAGGTTGCAAAAATAGCTGAAAGACTATTTCCTGGCGAAGCTACGAGTACAGGTGTTATCTAGTTTTATTTGATTTTTTTAGATAAAGAGTTTATATTCAAGGGGAAGATAACCATTCATGGCCTTCTGGCATGTGTGAAAGTACACAACGTCAGCCTGGGCGAATCCAGATAACTGCAAGAGAAATTTGTTTAACAATACAAAGGAGATATTTGTATGGCACAATCAATTACAAATGCTTTTGTTACGCTTTTTGATGCTGAAGTAAAGCAAGCTTATCAGGGTGAAAGCTCTATCTTAAACTGTGTAAGACTCAGACAAGGCGTACAAGGCAACACATATAAGTTTCCTAAACTTGGGAAAGGATCCGCTACAACTCGCATACCTCAAACTGACGTAACCCCATTGAATGTTACATATTCACAGGTTACAGCAACAATGAGTGATTTTAATGCAGCTGAATATAGCGATGTATTTCATCAAGCAAAGGTCAACTTTGACGAGCGTTCTGAGCTTGTACAGGTAGTATCAAAGGCTATCGGTAGAAGAATGGATCAATTAATTATAGATGCTTTAGACGCTGCTTCATCACCGTCGACTGTAGCAAAAACCGTTGTTACAACTGGTTCTGCTGCTGCATCAAACTTAAACGTTGGAAAGCTAATCGCTGCTAAAAAAGCGCTTGATGCCAAAAACGTTCCGTTTGATGACAGACACATCGTGGTACATGCAAACTCATTATCTGGTTTACTGGGTGATGAAAGAGCTGTATCTGGTGATTTCGCATCAATTAAAGCGTTAGTTAGTGGAGAAATAAACACCTTCTTAGGCTTCAACTTCTATGTACTAGGAGACAGAGACGAAGGCGGACTACCTCTTTCATCTAGCGACAGATCAATCTTTGCTTTTCATCGCAGCGCTTGCGGTATGGCAGTAAACATGAATCAAAAAACTGAGATCAACTATGTCCCTGAAAAGACATCTTTCTTAGTTAATTCAATGTTTAGTGCTGGTGCCGTTGCTATTGACGACGAAGGCATAGTAAAAATAACTTGTGAAGAATAGGAGTATTAATTATGGCATATGATTCAACTGGCCTACAACCAATAGGCGGGCAATCCAAAGCTGGAAACGCTCCTCAGATGTGGAGCTATACATCTACTGATGCAAAGACAGCAATCGACGCTGAAGGCTATTTTAATAGCGCAGCTGGTCTACTCAAAGTAGGAGACCTGATTTATGTCCACGCCTCAACAGGTGGAACTCGTACTTATAGCTTACATCCTGTAGTATCCAATACGGGTACTGTTGTGGATGTTGGCGATGGCACAGCCATTAGTGCGACAGATAGTGACTAATCACTAAATAATCGGTCCCCTTGTAGAGGTACGAGGGGGCCTTTTTGGAGATATTATGGCAGCTGGAGATACAAACGTTACTATATGCAATCAAGCATTGTTGCTGCTAGGATCTGACACAATAGCAAGTTTTACGGATACAACTAACGACGCTTCTACAGTTTGTAACAATATATACGAAACCATAAAAAGACAGACCTTATCTATGTATCCTTGGTCTTTTGCTATCGTAAAACAAGAGCTGACCAGATCAACAACCGTTCCTGTAAACGAATGGAGCTACCAATATGATTTGCCATCTACAGCGCTAACTGGCACAGCGGTTCAAGTCTATAATTCAAGTGCTACAAGTATATTACCAATACAAAGCTATGAACTAATATACACAGACTCTGGCCCAGCCATTGCAACTAATCAAGAAAAAATTTATGTAGATTATGTATCAAGTATTATTACAGAGGGCTTGATGCCTTCTTATTTTGTTCAGCTTTTAGTTTACATGATGGCTTGGCATTTAGCAGAGCCAGTAACAGATCAAATAAACAAATCAGATTATTGGAGACAAATAGCTGTTGGTACTGCTCCAGAAAACGGAAGAGGCGGATTTTTTAGGCAAGCTGCTAACATTGACGGAAGAGGCAAACCTAATTATGCAATAGTAGATTTTCCTTTAACAGATGTTAGGTAATGACAAGGGCTACGACCATACAATCTAATTTTACAACAGGGGAGCTTGATCCTTTGTTAAAATCACGTATTGATATAAATCAATATTACAATGCCCTAGAAGAAGCAAGGAACGTACTCATACAGCCACAAGGAGGAGCAGAAAGAAGGCCTGGCTTACAGTTTTTATTTGAGATACCTAGCGCCACGAATCCGCAAAGCGGTATGAAATTAGTGCCTTTTGAGTTTTCAACAACAGACAGCTACATGCTTTTGTTTGTAAACGAAAGGATGTACATATTTAAAGACAAAGTTTTGCAAACTAATATCAACAGTAGCGGTAATAATTATTTAGATTTGAGCGGGGTTCTTGGTATAAGCGATGGAGTAACGGGATTATTTGCTTCTGCAAAACTAGATAAAATGGATTTTACACAATCAGCTGATACTCTAATAACTGTACAAGAAGATAGACCTCCTGTAAAAATTACAAGAACAGGAGATACTACTTGGTCAGCAGAAAAGATATCTTTTGAATACACTCCCTTCCATGCATTTACATTAGGTAACACAGCTATTAATCAAACGCTAACACCATCTGCTGTAGACGGAAACATTACGCTAACAGCAGGCGGTAGTGTTTTTACATCGAGCCACGTCAATCAATTTGTTGAGGCAAATGACGGTATAGGACGTGCAAGAATTACAAGGTTTGTTTCTGCAACCGTAGTCGAAGCAATAGTGCAAATACCTTTTTTTAGCACAGATGCTTTAGCTTCTGGCTCGTCATTTATTGAAACAGGTTATGAAGTAGCATGGTCAGAGTCAAGAGGCTACCCAAGAACTGTAACTTTTCATGAAGGCAGATTATATTTTGGAGGATCAAAAACTAGACCGAATACTATTTTTGCTTCAAGAGTAGCTAGGTTTTTTGATTTTAATCCTGGTGAAGGGTTAGACGATGATGCTATAGACGTAACGCTTGGAACTGATAGTACCAACGCAATCACAGGAATGTTTTCTGGTAGAGACTTACAGGTGTTTACAAAAGGCGGCGAGTTTTTCTTACCGCAGTCTACGCTTGATCCTATAACCCCTAGCAACGTGGTTGTTAATGGTGCAACTAGAAGAGGATCACTAGAAGGAATTAAACCTGTAGGTGCTGAAAGTGGCACACTATTTGTGCAACGTGCTGGTAAATCTTTAAGAGAGTTTTTATTTAGTGATGTTGAGCTTTCTTACATATCAAATAACATATCTTTATTATCTTCTCACTTGCTAAAGTCTCCCGTAGATATGGCTCTTAGAAAGGCCACATCAACTACAGATGGAGACCTGTTACTTCTTGTAAATAGCACAGACGGATCATTAGCTACATATTCTATATTGAGAGGACAAAATGTTATTGCCCCGAGTCTTTCGACTACTGGCGCAAGTGGAGAGTTTCAAAGGGTGGCTGTCGACGTTGACCAAATATACTTTGTTGTAAAAAGAACAATAAACAGCGGCACTAAATATTATGTAGAATGTTTCAACGATGACAACACTACAGATAGCTGTATTTTATTTTCTGGAGGCACTAAGCCTAGCTCAACAAGTCTTTCTGGTCTTTCGCATTTAGAGGGCCAAACAGTAAAGGTCGTTGCAGACGATGCTATGCAGACAGATAAAACGGTAAGCTCTGGTGCTATAACATTAGATTCGGTGCCGTCTACATATGTTGAGGTAGGAATTGATTATACCCCTACTATAAAAACAATGCCGCTAGAACTAAAACTGCCTAGCGGAAATACTGTAGCTCAAAAGAAAAGAATTATAGAAGCAACCGCCTTAATGTATCTCTCGCAAAACTTATCATTAAACGGCAACGATTTTACATTTACTAGCGGTCAATTTTATACGGGCAAGAAAAGAAGAAAACCTATGCTAGGCTACGATAGAGAAGGACAAATGACTTTTTCTCAAACAGAGCCTTTGTTTTTTACTTTACTTGGTGTTGAATACAAAGTTAGCGTAGGACAATAAAATGAACCCTTTTGCAATATTAGCGGTAGTAGCAGCGGTTGGTAAAGCTTACTCTACATATCAAGCAGGCATGGCACAAAAAGCGTATTATGATGCACAAGCTGATCAGTCTAGACTTAGATACAAGTCAGAAGAAATACAAGCTAAGGAGCAAGGAGTAGAGGCTTTAGAAGAAAGCAATAAAATGTTATCAACTATTATAGCTAAAGGCGCATCCAGCGGGTTTCTTGTAAGCGAAGGCACAAATAAACTAGCACAAATAATTACAGTTAGATCTGGTATAGAAGATTTTAACACAGCGGCTCTTAACCAAGAAGTCATACAAAACCTAGGGATAATAGAGTTTGGTAATTTAAAAGCAGCGGGCAAACAAGCAGCTAAAGCTGGAATCTACAAAGCTTTGTTTTCTCTTGGAACAGACATAGGCACGATAGGAGCAACAGGAGGCCTTACTCCCAAGCAGTCCCCACAGACAGGAGATATAACAGGAAGTGGTTAGAAAAGTTAACAGAGGCGGTTTGATAAGATCAGTAAACATTCCTAGTTTACAAGGCACGGGTGCGCAGTTTCAAGTACAAAGCCAAATGTTCACGCAACTAGAAAAAGACTTAGACGGTATGTTTAATTTTGCTGTCAAAGAGTTAGATCAAGATATGCAAGAAGAGGGACTCAAATTTGCTGTTGATAACCCAATATCTACTGCTGATTATTTAAACGCAAATCCAGAAGAAAGAGCCAACATGTTAGATGGCGATGACTTTACAACTTATGGTAAAAAAGTAAAAGCAGTACAAGCAAACATACTGGCAACAGATCTTGCTGTAAAAGCAGAAGGCCAGTTAAATGGTTTGAAAGCAGATGCGTTAATAAACGACAAGCCTTTAGAGCTAGTAGAACTACAATTCAACGCTTTAGTAAATGGTTATGTAGATGCTCTTGCTGATGTAGATCCAGAAACAGCTGTCGTTTTAAAAAGCAAACTAGCAACTACTTCCGCTGCTAAATATTCAACGATATTAGATGCAAGAGTTAAAGATCATAAAAGAATTACAAAATCTAGATACATTAAATACTCACAAGACAAAATAAACAACATAGGAGATATGTTTGAAGGTACATACTTTAGTCAAATAATAGATGAAAACGGAGACGTGCAAAACATATCTGTTGATGAAAAATATGAAACCATGAAAAACACACTTGTTAGCGAAGTAGAAAAGTATTTTACAGCAGAAGAAATGAAAACATTTGTTAACAATTTAGATGCAGCTTACAAGAAAGCTAAAAAAAATAAAATTTTTCAAGAAGTCATAGAGTCTGACAGAAACTTAGACAGTCCCGAAACCGTCAACAAAAAAGTAAATAGAATACTTCGTGAAGATTTTGGAACAAACACAAGCGCAAAACTTATGTACGACACGCTGAGTTTTGAAGAAAAACAAGATTTAAAAAAACAAGCCAGAGAATACAGACAAACTTTTATCAAAGATGCAGAAGATAAAGAAAAAGCAGATGACGCTATATTAGCAGATACTGTTGATAATCTTGAAACAGACTATGCGACAGCAGCAGTAGAAAACGACAGAGAAGCTGCACAAAAAACTATAGACGCAATGTTTAAGATAGATCCTACAAGAGCAAAAGAAATGGAAGATAGGTTTGCTAAAGACCAAGACAATGAAGTATTTTTGAGAGATGATGTAAAAGAGTTTTTAGATAAAAGTTTATTTAACGGAACGCTCAGAGTGGACCTTGTAAGAAAACTAGAACGAGACAAAGTCATCGGATCTAAGACAGCGAACGAACTTATAAAAGGCATTGCTACAGCTAGAAAAGCTAAAATATCGACTATAAATAATATAGCAAAAAGAAGGTTTGGTATTGATGAGACTGGTAGGTCAGTAAGATCAGATGAAAGCACAAGAACATATGAAAAAATTATGGAACAAATTTATACTTTTGCAGACGACAATCCAGAGTTAGGGCCAGCAGATATCAAACAAGAGTACGATAGGATTGCTATAGATGTTACGGCAGAACAAGAGCAGGAAGCAGAACTAAAAGATAACAAAAATCTTCTTACAAAAAACGAAGGTTTATTGCGAAACAAGCAATCTTGGGCAAAATATTTTAGACAGTTTGGTGGAGTAGGATTAACTAGATTAGCTGAAGCTCAAGGTGTATCTGACATTACTAAACTGCTAGACACAGAAGAAGGCACACGTGAAATGCTAAGAGAATTACAAGAAATAAGAGATCTTGTAAAAAGCGGAAACCTAGAGAACCAAATTGTAGAAGAGGGGATTATTTTTGATACTACCTTAATTGAGTTTATTCCAGGTGGAAATGTAGATGTAAATCAATACATAGACGCTATTGGATTTTTAGAAAAACGTTTGGATATTTTGGGCAGATAAAATGGACGAATTAGAAAAAGCATATATAGATCATATTGGCACAAGAGATAGCGATGAATACCAGTTATCTAGCCAGGGTTTTATTTTAAAAGATAACTCTAAGCTGAAAGCAATTATGCAAGTCTCAGACGCAGACTTAATGATGGACAGGTCATCTTTGTTTGAAATGCAAAAAGATAAAGAAGCTGAAGATGATACTAGAAGCACTATAGTAGACATCGGTATAGGATCTGCAAGAGGTGGAGCAAAGTTAATTCAAGGAGCTGGTCAACTAATTTTTGCAGGGCTAGTAGAAGCAGGTATTGCAGATGAAGAGAATTTTAAAAAATACAACGACGCTTACAATAAAATTTATGATCATATAGGAGACACACAAGGTGTTGCGGGTGGTTTAGCAGAAGGTCTTATTCAATACGGTATACCAGGTGTTGGTTATTACAACATGTTTAACAGAATTAGACCAACTGTTATGAGAGCGTTAGCAGCTGAAGCAGCTACGGTAGGAACTGTACAGGTGCAAGGAGATCCAAACTTAGCAACGTTTTTTAAAGATTTATTTGCTTTGTCTGAAGAAAATGCAAACAATTTGGCTCAAACAACTTTTGTATATCTTGCAACACCAAACAAAGATTTAACAGCTCACAACGTGTTTGAAGATAAATTTAAGGCAATAATAACTGATTCTCCTCTTGCTGGGTTAGTAGAGGTTGCTCTTCCTTTATTTAGATCTTTTGCTAATAAAAAAACAACAACCCCAGATGATTTAAAACAAATTACTTACACTAAAAAAGAATTATTAGAATATGAAAGAAAAGCAGAGATACCAGAAAATCCTTTCTTAAAAAATAAAACTACTAAACCTTCAGAGGTAGTGGTTAGTATGCAACAAGTCTTAGACGGAATGACAAAAGCTAAGAGCGGTAAGGATTGGTACCTTAGACACAAAACTAAAATGAAAGACTTGTTTGGAGATGATGCAGATTTGTTTGAAGAAATAGTAGCTATCACATCACAAAACACTAGTGTAGATGAAAACATATCTAAGGCGCTAAAAGTGTATGAGTATTTCAAAGAGTACGGAACTTTTGCTAATGCAAGATCAGCGGCAGACATAAAAAAATCTAAAGTCGTAGAGCTTTTAGATGAAAACGAACAGCCTACAGGCAAGTTTGTTATTGTAGATCAAAACATAGACAATATAGATCCATTAGAATCGGCAAAACAATTAGACGAGGGAATGGCTTATGACAGCAAAGAACAAGCTGAAGCATTGGTCAAAGAGTTTAATCAAGAAAGAATGGCAGATGATTTACCTTTAGTGCCTGCTGTAGTAGATAATCTAAAAAGACTTGAAGGAGTCATGGATCCAAAAACTGGTGACATACCGTCTAAACAAACTCTAAGAGAAAGAATGGGGCTTCCTAAAACGACAACAAGTTTTGGTATAGAAACTTACTTTGGTGGCAACAAAATACCAGATTTCGTAGAAGCTATGAGAACAGGCACAGATGATGAGGTTGTAGTAGATAGACATATGCTGCAATATTTCTTCGGTTTTGGAAGCAAAGCAGAAAAAGCAGCTAAACCTGTAGACATAGTAACTATAAAACAAATGATTACAGATGCTTCTAACGAACTAGGGTTTACTCCAAAAGAAGGACAAGCGGCAATATGGGCCTACAACCAAATGATTCCGAGAGGCGGCAAAACAAATATTAAAAACTTAGACGAGGTAAGAGACTATGCAAAAGTACTCAACGAACGAGCAGACGAAATCGAACAATTCGTCAACAAGCTTCAAAACATTGAAGGACAGGGCGAGAGCATACAGGCTGGGAGCAGAACTGATCCTACAGTTATCGAAGATGCAAAACAAGCAACAGACGTAGTAAAAACTCAAGTAAGCGGACAACTTTATAATTTTATAAGAAAAAACCCAGACGGATTTACTAACTCTATAGATGGTAAGCCTAGCCCTATTACTGGCTATAGTGTAGCTCCATTGAAAAAATTAGAGATTGTCAAAGATTCTAAAGAGTTTTCTTATAAAGACGCACAAGACCTAGTTAAAAACATATTTGAGCTAAACGAAGGCTATGATAAGATGGGTTTGAAGACTAGAGTACATGCTGGCGGATGGCTAAATGAAGATGACGGCAAATATTACTTAGATGCTGTTGTTGTAACCGACTCGCTAGACGAAGCTTTGGCCATTGCAAAAGCTGGAGATCAAATAGCTGTTGCAGATTTAGGGGCCGCTAATAGCGGTAGATATGACGAAATAGAGATAAAGACTGAAGATGGCATCAACAAACTCAAAGAAAGTGGATCTTACAGAGATAAGCTCTTCGATGACACAGGATCAAGCCTTAAAAAACTTGATAGCAACATTGAAGAAACAAGGGTTCAAAATAACGGGGGAGCCGACTGATGGCAATAGAAAACCTAACTCCACCGAAACTACAGAATAATACAGAAGAATTTGTTCAAGATATATTTGATCAAGCTGAACCTGACATTGTAGATGAAAGCACGCTAGATCTAGAAGAAGATCCTGTTGTCATAGATGAGTCACAAGACAACTTTGAAGAAGAGCAGTTAGCTCTTAGACCACCAAAAAAAACTACCCTTAGAGGGCAAAAAGATGAAGACCTATCACCTGAAGAGGTGCGTCTAAAACAACAAGAAGAACTAAAACCAGAAATAAAAAAAGACTTTCTTGTAGAAGAAGATACTGGCAACGTAATATTTAAAGATTTTTCAGAAGATGAAATAAAATCAGTTAATAATTTTTTTGATGAAGTTGGAATGTCTGAGATAGACGGCACTCAAACAAAATCATTACAAAATCTTTTTAACAGCATAGACGAAGCAACAGGCACTCAAGGTTTTAGCGATGCTATAAACAAAACCTTTGCAAAACAGTTAGATGAAATAGCAACAAGCTCAAAAATGACTGTTGATGAAATGATGAAACAGGCTGCCTCTATAGGCAGAAACGACGTATATCAATACATGTTGAGGAACAAACCTCCGTACGATAACAAGATGCTACTAAGAGGTATCGTTGAAACTAAACTACTGTACACAAGGTTAGCTGCTTTGGCAAAAGAAGCGATACAAAGCAAAGGCAATATATCAAAAGAAAAACAATTACATTTTTATCAGACCTTAAGATTGTTTGGTACTATGTATAGCAGAACCGCAGGTGACGTTACCATGTCGGCTAGAAAATTAGCTAGTCTAAAATATGTCGATAAACCAGATACAGATTTTTCAGAAGATTTTATAGAATTTTTAGGTAAACAAGCAAGGCTAGGAGACTCTAAAGAATTTTTACAAATAGCTAGCAGTTTTCTAACTTTGAAGCCTTATCAGGCGGGCAAGTTTGCAAACGATGGTTTTGTAAAAAGATTAGGAGATGCATGGTCTGAGGTTTGGGTAAATTCTCTTTTATCATCACCTATAACCCACATTGTAAACATATCAGCTAACTTGGGATTTAACGTACTTAGGATTGGAGAGCAAGCTGTTGCGGCAGGAATCAACAAAATACCAGGGCTTTCTGCAAAAGACGGGGTACAGTTTAACGAGGTATTAGCTACCATCAAAGGTATACAAAGAGGCCATAAGCTAGGCACAGCTAATTTTTGGAACGGTCTTAAAACAGGAGATGCTGCTACTACCAAACTAGATTTAAGAAGGCCTAACGCTATGGGCAAAAGACTGCTTCCAGAAAAATATAGAGATAGTTTTATTGGCGACAGTTTAGAATATATGGGCAGTTATTTTAGATTGCCAGGAAGATTCTTGGTAGCAGAAGATGAATACGCAAAAGGCGTTTTATACAAAATGGAAATAGAGAGAATAGCACAAAGAAACGCAAACGAAGTCATAGCTAATGGAGGAACAAAAGAAGCGGCAGAAGATGCTTATACAAAAACAGTAACAAACCCAAACAACGACACAGTAGCTAGAGCAAAACAAAACATGGAAGAGGGTACATTCCAAGCCGATCTTCCAGATGGGGTTTTGAAAGATATACAAAACAGTATCAATCATCCTCTTGCAAGAGTGTTTATTCCTTTTTACAAAACCATTACAAACATATATTTAGAAACAGCTAAACGATCTCCACTTGCTCTTGGTACAAAAAGTTTTTACAAAGAACTAGCAAAAGGAGGATCAGCAAGGCAACTTGCACTAGCTAAGTTATCGGTAGGAACTACCATAATGTATAATTTTGGCAGCTATGCTTATGGTGGGAACCCAAATGATGATATCTATATAACAGGACACGCACCTTTTAACAGAGCAGAAAGAGACGCATTTTATAGAAAAGGTTTATTGCCTTACTCTTTTAATGTTAAACAAAAGGATGGCACTTATAAATCTATTAGCTACGCTAGGTTTGAGCCTATATCTGCTATATTAGCTATATCAGCTGATACGGCTTATGCGATGTCGAGACCAGATCAGTTTGCAGATAAGACTGTTGCTGGCAAAATGGCAGATTTAGCTGGCGCTTCACTAGAAGCAATATATCCTTATATTAGCTCACAACCTTTTATGAAAGCTATATCTGATATAGGAAAAATACTAGAGTCCCCTGGATCAGGCGATCCTTCTGGTCTTGCCGCAAGAGTGGTTGCGCAACTTACAGAACAGGTTGGAAGGGCGACGGTTGGCGTTTTTATGGAAGCTGGACCTACAGGAACGTTTAATAATTATTTAACTAAAATGCAAGATCCTACCTTATATGATAAAACCTTTACAGAGGAACAAAGACAGAGCGCTAAAGACAATTTCTTTTTTAGTTTGCTGTTAGATGAAGAGGAGTACGAGATACCATTATATATTAGAAAATTTTATGAGGTATACAACAATGCAACTGTAAGAAGCCCTTTCTATAATAACAATTTAAAACCTAGATTAAACCTGTGGGGAGAAGATATGAAAGGCCCAGAAGGCGGGATTATATCTCCTTTTAAAATACAAAATGAAAGATACAACAAAGTCGATGACAAGCTATTACAGCTTCAATTAGGCCTGTCTATGCCAAGGGCATTTATAGGAGGAGTAGCTTTATCTAGCGATCAATACTACGATTACTTAAAATTCTTAAATGATGATAGTAAAGATATGGGCGGAGACACAATGCTAGACGAAATGGAGGACGCTATTGATGCTCCAGGCTTTGATGACCTATTACCTAAAGACCAGATAGATGATTTAAACGGCATATTATCAGAGAGAAAAACAATAGCAAAACAGATGGTTCTTGAGAAATATCCAGAATTAAATGCTAGAATTGAAGAGATACAAGAGCAAATAAAACTTAGAGGCAGAAGAGAATAATGGCTACATTTGCAATAAACGAGACGGCCAGGAGAACTCAGTTTACATCAACTGGACAAACCTCTTACGCATTTAACTTTCAGGTCAATGCTACTTCTGAAGTAGAGGTATTTAAAAACGACACTTCACAGACTCTAAGTACTCACTATTCTGTAAGTCTAAATACAGACGGAACAGGAACGGTATCATTTATAGATAACTCTGGATCAGGAGGCACTAATCATACCCCATCGAATGGAGACATAATTACAATCATCGGTGATTTAGCTCTGTCACGAACAACAGTTTTCAGCACAGCAGCTGCTATCACAACAACAAACTTGGACACAGAATTCGACAACGTTGTCATGAGACAACAACAAATCAAAGAAATAACAGATAGGTCTATACAGCTAAAACCAAGTACACCAAGGACTGTTACAGGTACAGGAACTAGCGGGCCTTTACAATTTCCCTACGATGGGACAGCT